GGTGTTCGATGGGGTGTTCGATGGGGGTACAGGTGTTCGATGGAGAAGGTCATGGTCGAACGGGTGTTCGATGAGGGGGGGGTACCCCTACCCTCCACCTACCCACACGCAATTACCCCTATCCACCCGTAATTGTAAAGAGGTCCAACTTTTCGACGGTGTCACGCCTGTCTGGGGGGCTATGCGCGATTTTTTGGGGTTCGCTTTTGTTTGGATTGTTTTATCCGACGGTGGGCTAGTTGGTGTGTGCTTGGGCGATTGCTCTGATGTCTAGTAGGTGGTCTTGGATTTCGGTTGCGGGGATGTTGTGGCGGCTTCCGGTTGCTTTGAGGAAGTTGTCGATTTCTTCGATGAGTTGTTCACCTGCGGTGGGCGGGGTTTCTTCGGTGGTGGTTTCTTCTGTGATGGTCGCTTCTTCGGTCATGTTTGGTCCTTTAAGATTTTGGCCGTTTCAGGGATGATTGCTGCTAGTGATCTTGGGGTGTGGTGTTCTTCTCCGTTTTCGTCTACCCAGTGTACCCACATGTATGGGTTGGCGAGGTTACCGGTGATTTGGCTGAGGTCATATTTTTCTCTAGCCATGTTCTGCCTTGTATGGGTTGCGCCATGAGTCGTATGCGGTGGAGCGTTTTTGTGGTTCGCCGGTTCCGCCGTTTAGGTAGTTTACTCGGGCTGATGCGTCTTTTTGGTGAATCCATTCGGATTCCATTATGAACTCGTTGTATGGCTTACCGTCATGGCTGTATTTGGTCATGTAGAAGCCCACTAGCCATCTACCTTCTTCTTGCCAACCCTTGATGTACACATACATGTTCTGGACCTCTGTTCCAAATAATACTATCCGTAGGACGACTATGCCGCCCCTGTTTTCCGATTATACAAATTTTTTCGCGAATTAACTACTTTGGGGGTTGGCCCGTCCCGTAGGGGTTGGGGCAGGGCCGTTTCCGACCCCACCCCGGGTTGGCCTTGCGGTGCCAAGCAGTGCCTCGCCGCGCCTTGCCGCGCCTCGCCTGCCGTGCCTCGCCTAGTCACGCCGAACCGCGCCCCGCCCTGCCTCGGCTTGCCTAGCCTGCCGTGCATTGCCATGCCAGTCCGTGCCGCTCCACGCCGCTCCATGACTCGCCATGCCTTGCCTGCCATGCCTTGCCTTCCCATGCCGTACCATGCCTTGCCTTTCCATGCCTGCCACGATGTTGCCGTGCCCCGACAAGCCTTGCCTAGCCTTGCCTGCCTCGCCTTGTCGCGCCATTCCGAGCCCTGCCTTGCCAAGCCTCGCCATGCCTGCCCTGCCTCGTCAAGCCATTCCATGTCCTGCCTTGCCCCGTCATGCCTTGCCTGCCTTGCCGCGTTGAGCCGTGCAGCGCCGCGCCTGTCCGCGCCATGCCCCGCCTTGACGGTCCTTGGTAAAGAGAAAAAGGGGGGAGCCGAAGCCCCCCCCTCTAAAAACGATTACTCGTCCTCCAACGCTGCTTCGATAGCCTCAGAAACAACCGCCCACTTAGGATCAAAGTTGTCTGCGACTGTCTGATAAACGTCAATCTCGTCACGGAATCGCACTGCCTTAGCCTTCATGCGATTCAGAAGGTTATCGGCCCGCACAGGATCAGCCAGAATATCTACTGTCCGCTCCCAACCGCTACGGTCCTCGTTCTGAGACAACATCTTGACATTGACCTTCCGGATCTCTCCAGAACCTGCCGGAACCTCAATCCTGATCTCATAACGATTGATCAGATGCTCCGCCTGTTCAAGACGAAACTGATGGCCCGCTACCTTGTCATTCCACTCAAATGATGTATGGAGAACATTGTCTGGATCCTTGGCAGTATCAACCACGAGTTCTGTCGTGATCTTGCCATTCTTCGCAAGGATGTCCAGTAGTTCATCTCTTTTAGGATTATCAATCATTAGATTACGTTACCTTTCATAGTAGTTATTCCGCATGCTTCAAGGTCAACCTTGAACCGTCCAAATGTGCCACCTGACGAATTCGGTGAACTGGGACGCCATTCGCCGACCCCTCCGAGTCCGGCTGCATTTACCAATGTAGCCACTGACTCAAGATCAATCTGATGTGGCAGATAGGTAACTGCCAATGTCGTTGACCACTCTGTAAACATCGGTCGGTAACGCAAGTCAGTCTGGTTCATTCCAACCTTGACATGATCCTCACGCATGATGCACTCTTCAAACTCCAACGGCATCAACTGATCTGCACCATGTCCATGGAAGAACAAGGCAGTCTTGATTGACTTTTTGGTAACTGACTTATCAAACAATCCCGTGGCGTCAGCCGTGGCGATCTTGAATGCTGTAACCGGATGTCCGGGCTGGCCGTTCTCCAACAGATACTTTGCCGCTTCGAATTCCGCTTGCGGATCCCGAGGTGGACGCTCTGCCTTGATCGTGCCCTTACCTTGCATAGCCTCTAACATCATCTTCATCGCTTTTTCATCGAAACGATGCTGGATCAACGGTGCGATTCCGGTTATCGGAATAAACGCCGTAATCTCTTCAAAAGGCTTGATCGAAATCAAAGCCTTCCTGCCTTCAGTAGCCTCGGCTACCTTCTTGGCCTCTTTCACTGCGGCAATCTGACGCTTGGCCTCAGCCTTAGTTACGCTCTTGCGAGCAGGTGTCTTTGTAATGGATCCGCTCTTGGCGGATACGGATGACTTAGTTGTTGATGCCATAAACGAGCACCCTAGCGAGGCGCTAGTCGAAAAACAACCTGTCTATGAAGAAATCTTAGATCCAGCCTTCCAGCCGACAAATGCTCCCACTGGAACGAGTGCTGCAAACGCCCACCACTCTCCAACGAGCCCGCCAGCAATAGTGCCTCCGGAGATAGCGAAGATTACGCCGAAGAATAGATGCGGTAGTGTTTTCATATCGTTACCTTTCTTATCGGATACGGAGGGGGACGGAGCCATCTTACGGGCCGCAATCCCTGCCTTCTACCCTTGGTGGTGAAAAGGGGAGGCTGGGCAAAAACCCGTGTACTCGTGGGTATACGGTAGGACTAATCCGACATACCAGTGAGGCAGATGGCTCCTTAACCCGGGTAGAAAGGAAGGCCCGGGCTTAGTCCCCCCCTCGTTCGTGATGAGTTCCAGTTATCATTGTCCAGACCACAAGTTGTCCAATCCTCTAACCATACCACCCGCACGAAGATAGTCAACGGCAGCAGAAAGTTTGAAGTACGTCTTACCCTCCACACCAATGGGGTAGCGGTCTTCCAACAGTCGCACCGTGGCTTCAAACGGATACCCGTCCCATTCTGCATCGAACAACGTGTACGGCGCATCGTTCGGAGTCGGGGTTGTTTCTCCGCCACCGGCGTTGGTAATCTCTGGTAGTTCTTGTTCCGGCGCCATTCCGGTGGTTTCTGCGAGGACCACTGCGGTGGTCGTCGGGGCGGGAACTTCTGGTTCGGATGCTTCCTGCTCTGGCGCTGGTTCTGGTTCTGGGTCGGGAGGAGGGGGAGGAAGCGTCGTCGTTGTCGTGGTGGTCGTGGGGAGGTTCGACTCCCAAACACCGTCTTCGTTGATTTCCATGACGGGTATCGAATATCCGTAGTCGCCCATGCAGAGTGACTGCCAGACGGTCCACGATGGGGTCATCGGGTTCGCCGCAGCCCAGTAGGGATCGTTGAACCTGCGGATGACCATGTTGGCATCCAAGATCCATTCGGGCACCTTGCCGGAAGCGAACATCAGTTCTTCGATTTCGGGGTGGTCGCCGTTGGCCCAGTCGTGGATGGACAGAATCATGCCGTCTTCCAGACCGCCAGCCCAATTATCCCACGCCGGAATCGTGCCGTCCTCCAGCACGGTATTGCCCTTGCCTCCGTGGAGTTCTTCGTAGTAGCGGAACACGATGCCGGGAGGAATGGTTCCGTCGGCTTCCATCGTGGTGATGTGTGCCGCCCACTCGTCGTAGGTCATGTGGATGTACCCGTACTCAGTGGAGCAGGGCGAGTAGATGGTGTCGTGAGTGGCGCTAGCCGGAGTGGCAGTTAGAACTGTCCCAAAGACGGCCGCAGCGACCAGCAACTTCAGCATAATTGGTCCTAGGTTGTGAGGGTATGTTATTTTTTTCTCGCTGTCTTAAGGGGTAGTCCCTTATACAGATTTTCTGCCGCCGGAAAACGGCGACTACTTCTTAGTGCTTGAGCAAGTTGATGCCTCGCCGCTGCAATCTTGGCTACCTCATCTATGGCGATATCGTACATGCCCTGCTCAATGATTTCAACAAGGCGTTTAGGGTTGGGCAATCTCTGCGGAGGGCACTCATGCCTTCCGTTGATTTCGTCCAAACGATCCAAGGCGGCGTGTCCTGCTACGCAGGCCGCGTTGACTTGTGCTTTGGTGCTGAAATACCCCAAATGTACATCTTTACCGTTGTGCCTAATTTTGGCGCGCAGTTTACTAGTAGCCATGACTGAAGGCTACTGACCGATCGTACAATTCACAACCTGTTCAGGTCGCAAGTTTTTCTGGCTTGCAGAAAACCAGCAGGGATTCATGGGGTATTCGATGTTCGGCATTTTCTCCATGGGTTAGTCCAGAAACCGGAATAATGCGTGTGTCCTGTTGCTTGAAACCCATAGTTCTGCATGTTTCTGCATGCCATTGCGTAACATGCTGTATCTGTCCGTTTCTAATGTGATCTTTGATATTTATTATTAAATGTCCACCTACTTTAAGAATCTTCTTAGCCTCTAACCATGCTTCGGTGTGGAAGTGTTTGTATTCCTCGCCCCACTGCATCCCCGCCGCGCTGCCTTTAGTTAGTTCCCGACCGAGGTAATGCCGGTAGGTGTGTCGTTTGCTGTCATCCTTGGCGTCGTGGTGATCGGCCATGCGGTTGCCGAAACATGGCGAGGTAACTACGGCGTCGAAGTATTTCTCGTCATATCCGGTCCTTAGAGCGCTACCCACGGCAGTACCTTCTCGTTGGTACGCCCATTCCGGTTCAATCTCTATACCCGTCGTCATGTACGGCAGATCGTGAATCGTGCCGATTCCGGCAAAAGGATCCAAAATTAAGAGTGTGGGATTGTCCCCAAGAATTTCGATGACTTCATTTAAATGTTTGGCCGTGAATTTGGCTGGATGCGGAGGGGGTAACGGATGGTGGGCGTCTTGGTCGGGCCAGTTCGGGTCGATACTCACGACTTTCCCCGATATTTTCTTTTTAGTTTCATCTGACGGGGGGCTGGCTGACCCTCATGTCGGACAGTGTGACTTGTCCCCGCCTTGTGTCCTTTTGGACCCGGCTCGTCTTTCTTATAGAAGGTGATGATCCCGAATGGAGTGCTGTAGACATCCTTGGCTTCATCTGATTCGATCAATTCTTTATCCATGTGGTGTGTCCTTCCAACATGATTTACTTGGGTTCCAATGATGGACCCCGCTGTTATAGAATAGCCACGCCGCCACAGCGACGTTGGCTCGTCCGTGGAACGGGTGGTAGTCACCCCATCCGGCTCTTTCGGATCTTTCCGCCCAATACTTAGCGAGGTGTTGGAACCAGCCGACGGCGAGAGCATCGGACACTACCTCTGAACCAACGTCATGGGTTTGCCCGCTGGACTCGCAGAAGGCAATCATGCGAGCCAATGCCCTGTCCTCGGGTTGGAAGTATTCGTTGATTAGTTCTCCCAAGGTGGGAAGTTCGTAATGTTCGTCGCCCGGCTCGCACCCGTGGGAACACGGCGTCAGTGTCTGTCCAAACTCCGGGTAGTTCTGATAGAGGAGGGCCTGCGGGCCACCAAGCGATTCAACGTGGGCCTTGCGTGTCTGCGGCCCGTAGACACCGTCAACAGATCGCATTCCAAGTTCTATCTGGAGGGCGGTGACCTCTAGGGATCGTTCAAAATACTGGTACTGCTCGCCGGTCATGGAGTTGGAGGATCTCGTGTGAACACGCGGAAGCGTCGTGGTAGTCGTGGTCGTACTTGTTGTTGTACTCGTCGTGGTTACCGCCACAAGGGTCGGGCGCACGATCGCGATCGTAGTGGTACTCGTAGTGGTACTCGTTGTGGTGCTGGTTGTGGTTGCCGGAGGTTTCGATGTGGCGGTTACAGCCTTGGTCGGGTTGTGGCCACTGATCGGAGCAACGTTTCCGGCAGTTGTGCCATCGAAGCAGGATGCCGTCCATGCAAAAATAGTTAGGAGAGTCCCAACGGCGATTCGTGAAAGCATGGTCGCTCCTCTCCAGTTGACCAAAGTCCACAGTGTTAGGTATGCTGGTGTGAGCCTCTACAGTGTACTCCTGCGGGCTGATCGCCTCTAGAGGGTATACGAAAAGATCGGCCGGTCACAACCTGCGAGGAAAATTCATGCCAGACACTAAAGAAGATAATAGCAAATTAGAAATACCGTCTGATTTAATTGAGGCTATTGAAATGTCGTCTTTCGAGCGGCAACTACCGCGTCAGGGTTGCAACGCGATACATAAATTTCTAATAGATCCAGATAATAAAGACGCTGAAGAACGAGCCAATGAGTGGATCGAAAATCAAAAGGGACTATGGCCAGAAGTGGATCGGGTGGTGTATCGCCTACACCACGTTACACCCGAAAAGAACAATCTTGCTCCTTGGCTTCGTGAAGCGTGGTGGATGCAACTAACTCTTCCATGGTCAGACGGCTTGGAAGCCGCTATAGAATCAGCAGACGCTTGGTGCGACTCACGCGATGACCAGCCCGCGTAACGCCCCACGCAGGGAAACAGTGTCGATAACTAAGGTTGGCAAGTACGGACATGTAATATGGGCGCATCAACTAGTGTGTGGACACACAATAACTAGAAAGCGGAAATCACCTACCGGCGTACTTGGTTGTGTCAAGTGCCTAGAGTCATATGACTTTGAAGAACTTTCTCAAAGTCTGGCCGTCCCCGTCGAAACCCCTCTTGATGACGGTTTACCGGAAGCGGAAGCCAGTGCTCAAAAAATCCGAGCATTATTGGCTGGACGTTTCAAAGTCCCACCAGAACAGGTGGATGTGGTTGTCCGGCAGAGCCCAACTGGGATGATGGAAGTAGATTCGGCCACAATTTCACTCACCGGAAGACAACTTCGAAACCTGAAATAGTCTAGACCGCCCAAATGACATCGGTGTAAGTTGCTATTCCTTCCGAGGTCGCCTAGGCTCCTTCTTCATGGACCCCTCTCTCGAAGACATATTAGATGTTTTTCACTGCTGGGTCGTGACTTGTAGAACATCCGCACGAGGCAGGAAACCCGTCTTGGGCGACAAGCGACGACGCAAGATTAAAAAAGCAATTGAACTGTACGACGTAGAAACTTGCAAGCAGGCCATACAGGGAGTTGTGCTTTCTCCATGGCATATGGGTTACAACCCCAGCGGTAAGAAGTACGATGATATAGAACTCATCTTGAGAGATGAGAAACATATCGAACAGTTCTTATCTTACTATGATAACGCTCAAACAACAGAGAGCGAATTCAAAGTCATTGAGTCGTATGCCAATGGCAATGAGCCCTTCTAGTTGCAATGGACAAGGACGATCTCGCTCGGGTCGTGAAGCGAGTTAGTGTTAATTGGAATCTGCCCACCGCTGGTCCTCCTTTTCAAGAGCGATGTGTGCTTTGGTGGGATTTCTTAAACGATATTGAAATCGATTTAGCGGATAAAGCCATCAAGCAAATCATTGCGTTGGATCAAAAGTTTCCACCACGCGTAGGACAAATCCGACGTTTAGCAGTAGACATGAAACTGGAAGCAGACCCTATACCTTCTTCCCCGGAAGCATGGGCACAGTTTCGTCAGGCCATCGACGCCTCTGAGTCGGGGATCTCCTTTCGTAAGCCCCACAACCTCGTTGGTCAAACCATGAAATCGTTTCCCAATAATGGTGCTGGATTGAGAACCAACTCTGACAGGGAACTGTTTCTTTCCGCCTACGGAAAAATCGTTGAAGAGGCGGAAAAAGAAAGGTATTTGAGTGGACCGGACACCTGAGGTTGACCTCGTTCTCTCCAAACTGGACAAAGTACGACATGCCGGTAACGGCTGGGAAGCATGCTGCCCGGCCCACGCTGACGATAAACCTTCTCTTACTGTCGGGATCGGACGAGAGGGGCAGGTTCTCCTGCACTGCCACAGTGGTGCCGCATGCTCTTTCAACGAAATCTGTGACGCTATAGACCTTAAGCCGAACGACTTGTGGCCAGAGTCAGATAAACCAAAACAGAAACTGCGGAAAGAAGCCACCTACGTCTATGAGGGTGCTGATGGAAATCCCGTAATGCGGGTAATCCGCTTCAAGGATGAGTTGGGTAACAAAACTTTTCGGCAGCAAAGGTATGAAAATGGTGAGTGGGAGTGGGGCACTCAAGATATTGAAAAGCCCCTCTATCGATTGCCGCAGGTTTTAGAGCGAATCTCCAATGATGAAATCGTCTACGTCGTGGAGGGCGAGAAGGACGTTCACACGTTGGAATCGTTGGATCGGGTGGCAACTTGCAATCCCGGTGGGGCGGGAGCCGAAGGACAAGATAAGTGGTTACCTCAACACACCCAAGCCTTGGCCGGTGGGAAAATCGTTATCATCGCCGATGACGATAAACCCGGTTATGCCCATGCAGCCCATGTGGCGGCAGAACTTAGAAAAGTTGGAGCAAGGGTAAAGGTTTTTAAACCAGCACAAGGTAAAGACATATCAGATCATATAGGTGTTGGATTATCAATGAGCGATTTGAAAGTTGTCGCTAGTGAAATCAGGGACACATTCACTGATTTCATCGACTCTCTCAAAAATCTTGACCATAGCCAGCCATTGCGTGTCAGAGTAAACAAAGCCCAGCGTTTACTGGATACTTTCAATGATAATGGAAATGACATAGAAGAAAAGGGCAGACTGGTTGATTGGGCGACTTTGATCGGAGAAGAATCGGATGATTCCTTTGATTGGCTCATTCCCGGCCTTTTGGAACGTCAGGAGCGGGTGATTGTTGTCGCTGCCGAGGGTGTCGGTAAAACCTATTTGGCACGACAGGTTGCACTTATGTCTTCGGCTGGGATACATCCGTTCAAGCGAGACAAAATGCCACCGGTTCGAACTTTATTCGTAGACCTTGAAAATCCTGAACGAATTATCAGAAGAACCGCTAGGAAAATTTACAAGCGCATTGAACAGGTTGGGCGAGCGGGGGACATGGAAGCCCATCTTGTTGTCAAACCGGATGGATTGGATGTACTTAAACCGGATGACCGTAACAAACTGATTGAATGGGTAGATCAAACCCAACCGGAACTACTTGTCCTTGGTCCACTGTACAAAACCTTTTTAGATCCCGGTGGGAGAACGGCCGAATCAGTCAGCACTGAAGTGGCCAAATTTTTGGACTACATCCGCCATGAATACGGCTGTGCCCTCTGGCTAGAACACCACGCCCCCTTGGGGTCAGGTGGCAGCCGGGACCTACGTCCATTTGGTTCTGCTGTTTGGAGTCGTTGGTCTGAGTTCGGCATATCCATCAGTCCGGACCCAACCGATCCGGATGTTATGGAAGTCAAACATTACCGAGGAATGCGCGATGAGAGAGAGTGGCCAACTCGTATGCGTCGGGGAAATGAAGACGAGTGGCCGTTTATTGTTCTTGAATTTCTTAAGTTTTAGAAAGAGAGTGGGTGATGGAAAACGACACTTTAGATTCATGGGTTGGTCAGGCGAAGTGCCAAGAAGAAGACACTGAACTATTTTTTATTCTTCGTGGTGATCCAGACCAGAAGCGAAAGCGCACAGCGGCTTACGCTATCTGTCAATACTGCCCAGTAAAATTAGAATGCTTGGACTATGCGATCATCAACCATGAGGTTGGAATCTGGGGTGGGACGACCGACGCCGAGAGACGGTTCCTCAGGCGATCGTGGACACCAAAATCGGAGCCTAGGAAACGGATTGTTTTTCAGGGTCCTCCACGAGGTGCAGTCGGCGGCGTTCCCAGATCAGAGTTGCCCCGCACTCACAATGGATCCTGAATCTCCAAAGGCCCGTTGTGGTGCCTTTGTCGATCAGATCGCTTAAGTCTGTATAACAGGTTGGACAAATGTTCATGCTGACCTCCCTGCAAAAAGCGTAGCACTACTACTACTAGTAGTGGTGGGAACTCTTAGGGAAACAATAATTCGCCCAAAGAGGGGATTAGTTGATGATGATAGATATTCCATTGACTTTTATGTGACTTAAATTTGTTGTAGTTGGTCGGTCGTGGGTCGATCTCGCCCTTCTTGATCCCAACCGCCCTTTTATAGAACTGATCTTTTGGTAGCCATCCGCAAAAATAGCCAACCATTCCCGGCACCTTCGTTTTGCCGATCATTTCTTTTTCGTTGTAGAGAATACGCATGAAGGCAAAGACATCGACATCCTGAGGTAGGTCGCTGTCGTCCTCACGGCCCATGGCAACACTGCCTTCCCAATCGTATTTGGGCATGCCTTTGGACCACTTCGATTTAACGTCGATTTTGATTCCTTGAACATCCAAATCGAAGGGCGATTTCAACTCTGGATGATCCTGTGTCTGATGCTTGATCTTCAGTGGACCTCCACCATAGCCATGCTCTCCGTACACGGAATCTTGAAGCATCTGTTTGAAGGCGAGTTCCCCCAGACAGCCAAGTAGATCACCCCCGCCTTCCAGAATAGAACCCCTACGCCCTTTGCCGTCGCCCATGGCGTCGGCCATACGTTGAGCCTCCTGCTTCATCCGAACGTCCAAAAGGATGTTCGCGGCAGGTGCCCACGGTGCCATTAGAAGTCGTTCATGGATTTCACGATGATCGGAGTTCCCTCACCCATCCACGCACTAAACGTGTTGAAACACAGGAAGTCATATGCTTCTTCAAAGTCCCAGCCCTCAGTCCAGACGAGATGTTCAATCATCTTTTCTTCGTCATAGACGAGGACTGGGTCTTTTGAGTATTGGCAGCCGATACCGATAATGGCTTCGTCAAAGGTCGGATCCACAAAACGCAACGCTTTAGGATTCAACTCTTGGAGGTGGTCCAACATCCAATCAAGTTGCGTTTTGGGATCCTTTGTGTCTGGCATTAGACCAAATCAAGGATCAGGTCTGCCGCCTTTGTCTTCATGTTGTATGACTTGTTGCCAATTTGCATGGCCGCTTTGGCGTTCCGGTCGGCATCGTCAAACCAATGATGGTCGTAGTATTCGCCTACGGAGTTGAACAAACTCCAACCGTTGTGGCCGTATCCGGCTGAATTCTTGCTGTTGGCGAACAGACCACGAACCAACATCAATGTGTTGGCACGGTTCTCTTTCTTGCGGTCTGTGTCAGCATCCTTTTCAGGCCATAGGCCATTCAGGACCCTGTCAATCTTATGACTACCGGCAGGAACTGGTACTGCGAGTAGACGCTCTGCGGTTTCCTTGAACGACTTCGCCCAATTGGATGAAATCTGGAGAACCTCATTTGCCTCTTCCAATGCCTTGTCGTAGTTGGCCGTGTGTCGTGCTGTCACAATGGACTTTGCCACCGACTGACCGAACCTGACCGTGTTCTTGCACACCGCCCGGATGTCCGTGTTGGCGTATGTGATTGGTGTGGTGCCGTCGTGACTGGTGTGGACAACGAGGTACCGAGCAATTTCATCGTTGATGCCGGTTGGATCAATGATCAACGTGCCGAGGTCGATGGTGGCGAAGAACTCGCGGCCATCCTTAAGAACACCGCAGGTATCCATGACAGCATCGCCTTTGGATGCGCCACAGACGTTCAAAGCCTTGTCCAGAACAGTCTCATTCTGAACGACCCGATATCGGTCTTTAACTACTTCAAATGGAACAACTCCACCATCATCGTTCACGCGTGCCGTGATGTGCCTGTCTTTCATGTCCATCAGGACCCCATCTGGGGTGGTGTACTGCACTGGCAGCAAGGTGACCTGATAATCGGCTCCTGCCATGGGCAGAATTGTTTCTGCCGTCTGATGGCCAGACACTGGCGTACCGAGTCGGTGCCACGGGGCACCACCCTCTTTGCGCCAAACGAAACTGGCCTTTCCTGCTTCGTTCATTTCTAACTCGTGTGACATCTCTATGCCCTCCTTTGGGTTACGGATAATACTATCGGAAGAGACACCGGCTCACAACCCGGTTGGAAAATAAATCTGTTGGTGTAGATTGTGTCCATGGGCGGCGAAAAAAAGATCCTTCTCCACGATGACCAGATTATTTTAGACAGCCCGTATGACGCCGAAGAAGTCCGGGCCATCAAGGATATCGCTGGGGCAAGGTGGGACAGGTTGGGCAAGGTTTGGAAGATACCGGTGTCTAGCCTCAAACAGGTCAAAATGTATGCCGTCTCATTCGATTACTGGTTGGACCCTGATCTCAGGATTTTAGACCTTCCTGACCATCCCTTCGAACGACAGGAAATAGAACTGTCGAAAGACAATCTGATTATTAGATTCGCTTACGATTCTGTAAAGGTTGCTGCGGTCAGATTGATTCCCGGTACCCGATGGGATACCAAGAAGAAGGTGTGGATCGCTCCCGTGTCCGCTGTGTCTGAAGCGATTGAATTCGCTAGAAATTTCAAACTGTACGTTCCTGAAGAACTTGAGGAAATGCAAGTGGAGATCCAAGAGCGACAGGCTGTAGGTATCGCTGCGTCTAGGTCCGTAGTGTCAGACATTCAGATCCCTGACCTCAAGGGAGAGTTGCTTCCTTATCAGGCCGCTGGAGTTGAGTATCTGGTCAAGCATAAGAAGGCATTCTGCGCGGATGAAATGGGTCTAGGGAAAACGCTAGAAGCACTGGATTCTGTCCAATACGAAAACGCCTATCCGTGTTTGGTCGTATGTCCTCCGAACTTGGCGTTGAACTGGGCCAAAGAAATCGACAAGTTTTTTCCAAGTCGAACATGGCGACGAGTGATCAATCGTTCCGAGTTTCCCGAGGAAGACGCCGACTTCACCATCATCGGTTATTCCAACATCGATTTTCACCCGGAAACTCTTAAGGGTTACAGGTCTTACATATTCGATGAAAGTCACTATCTCAAAAACCCTAAAGCGAAAAGGACCAAGCGTGCCCAAAAACTTGCCAAAACGGTACCGAGTGATGGATTGGTTTTATGCCTCACTGGAACGCCTATTACAAATCGTCCAGCAGAGTACGGACCCCAACTGGAAATCATCGGACGACTCAAAGAGTTCGGTGGCCTCTGGGCGTTCTACAAGAGATACTGCGGAGCCTTCCAAGACCGATTCAAACAGTGGCACATCGACGGAGCCACGAACCTAGATGAACTAAATGATCGCCTACGGGCGTCGTGTTATATCAGGCGAACCAAGCCTCAGGTTTTGAAAGACCTTCCACCCATCCGTCATTCAGAGTGGATGATCGATCCAGACCCCAAGTACAAAAAAGAATATGAGGCTGCGGAAAACGATATTGCTCAGTTCGTTGCCGATAGGGCGGCAGAGTTGGCAGAAGAATTGGGAGAAGACCCGCGTGGTGCCGCCGTGCGAGCCAGATTGGCAGCAGAGGCTCACGAGTATCTTATTAAATTGTCAGTATTGAAACGAATCGCGGCCAAGATGAAGATGAAGGCTGTTGATGAGTGGGTTGAGAATCGACTAAACGAAGGTCGCAAAGTTGTTCTGGCTGCCCACCACCGAGAAATTGTGAGTTCATTGGCCGACCAGTATGGCGGACTGAAGATCCAAGGTGGGATGTCCGTTACCGAAATCGAATCGGCTAAAAAGCGGTTTATGGAAGAAACGGTTGAAGACGCCCCCGTGATTGTTCTATCTATTCAGGCTGCCAAATCCGGCCACACTTTGACCGTTGCACAAGACATGCTGTTTGTAGAGCATCCTTGGACCCCCGCAGACGTTGACCAAGTCTCTGCGCGAATACACAGAATAGGAACCACGGGAGCGGTACAGATTACCCACGCTCTTGCTGCTGGAACCATTGACGAACAGGTGTTCGCTCTGATCAATTCGAAGCGTTCCGTGGTAAATGCCGCCACCGAGGGTGTCGTTACCGATGAGGAAAAGATAAATGCCGCAAGTCTTATGGAAAACTTTCTGCCGGATTGATGTGTTGACTAGTAATATGAGGTGATCATATCCAAGGTTTCCTCGGCAAGGAACCCCGGCAGCAAGGAGGTGATCCGCTACACCGTAAGGGGCGGGTCACTGCGGCCCGCCCCTTACCCGACTAGGGGATCTACCTTGTTGACACCATTACCCCAGTGGTCCCAGCCCGGAACCTTTTCTCGGGCAAACAGTTCAATTTTCTTTTGTGTGGGGAACATTTGTTCGATTCTCCGACGCACCTCTTTCGGCTTCGCACTATGAATACCACGAGGGCTACTTAGAAATTGTCGAACATTACGGGCACCTCGTGGTTGTGGAATCCGGCCACGCTTTCCAACTAGACAAAGTTCTATCTGGCTCATCGTGTAGTAGCCGGGATTGACTCGTTGTTTGTCCCAGACGAAAGCAACCGTGGCCCATTTGAAGTCCCATGCTGTCATAAGCCTAAGTGCTTCCGGTAGGTGCGGATTACTGGTCCACATGAACAACAGTGATTGTTGGGGGTCAGATATGGCGGGCACATCCATTACCGCCAAATCGGTTCCAGCCATTGTGGGATAGTGTTCTTTTGCCCCACCAGTTGTTTCACCACCACTACCGGTGTGTTGCAGTTGCCCCCGGTAATCCCAAGGGGGGTCAGCGTAAATAATTTGGTAGAGCGTCACTTGTCAGGTGTCGGTGGTCGTTCAATGTGGAAGTCTTCGGTGGCCGAGGATTCAACAGGAATCCACGCTTGGTTGTAGTCGTGTTGTTTGACTTTTCTCTTTTTAATCAACGAGCCCTCTTCAAAAATGTCGAACTCGTCTTCTGACATGTTGAGGGCGTCCATGATTTCCCGATCGCCCATGACCTTGAGCAAAGTTCTGATTGCTTGACTCATGCGATGGGGAACCACTGATCCACGACAGCGATTCATTTGCAAGTGCAGCAAGATTGCTTCTGCTTGGTTGCATTGAAGTCTCTTGACGGGCACATCATGGAGGTCCAATTCGTGGGCTACCAGCCAACGGGCATACCCGTCGATAATGGTTCCGTCCTCCATGGCGATGATCGGCTGGAGGATCCCAAATGTTTTGATGGATTGCATGAGACCCAAATAGTCGGGCTTCAGAATATAGGTCGTCCGCCAATTCGGTGTCTTGAGATTTTGTGGTTTCAGGAGTTCACTCATGGAAGTCGCTCGTGATTTTTAAACAATGGTTTCCCCCGCTGTGATGTATACCCGTGCGGATGGTTTATCCGAGCACGTTCCGTTTCTCTTTGTCGGGCGATCTTTATTATTTCTGCTGGTACCGGTTTTGTATCCCGAAACCATGATGCAATCGTATACCTCTCACCTTCAGAAATCATATTCAACCCGTGCTTGATTGCAGACCCGCGAAAGAAAATGCTACGGCCCTTTTTGGGTTCGACAACATGTCGATCTTCCTCGTCTTCCAGAAAAGTCCTTCCACCTTCAAAGTCTTCATTCAAGTAAGTCACTCCACTATAAACAGTGTCCTCAAAGTCGAAGTGGGCACCTAGGGCACACCCCGGACCACGCTGGACAACCTGCATGTAGTCTACGAATGAATTCGGTATAGGACTTTGACGAGCAAGGGCAGCAGCAAGAAACTTGACTTCGTGGTAGTAGGAGATGCGAGTAGTCAATTCCACTAGTTGGATTGGACCGCTACCTGATGTACCTAAAACGCTTTCTTGTTTCTTGAACAATTCGATAAACCAGTCGCATTGCTGATCTGTCAAAAATCCGTCAACCATTTCAAAGGAGATCATCTATTTTGTCCATGTCGTCAGCGTCGGCTATGGCAGCCATTCTCATTCGATGTGCTTTCGTCTTCGGACCAACGGGAGATGGTGCCGTGTGACGGAACTCATTCAATAGCAGAGTTCGAATCAGGTGATCCAAAGGATACCCGTATGGGTCGTTCTTTCTTTTCCGTCTGAACTCAGCGGCAAACTTCATGGCATCCTTGTGTTTACCCGGCGAAAGCATGTTGTCATTGATGCAGCGCCGAACCCCATCCCAGCGGTCTTGGGAGTAAGAGTTGATCAAATTCTCAATGTTGAAATCTTTCCACAACCGTCTTTGGGCGTCGATGTGAGGAAATGCTCGGTAAAGATTGTCATAGAATTCTGGCTCGGTTGTCACGACATCGTTAAGTCGTCGTGCGGCCACCGAGTGCAGGGGAATACCTACTCTGGTATTGGCCCCAGATATGGCCGCGTAGTCGTAGTAATCACAATAGGGAAAGTCGTTGTCCACCGCGACATATTTCAAAACGTCATCGGTAGTCCAATCATAGATTGGCTTAACCAGTCTTAGCGGGATTGCTTTACTCAGTCGATAGGGCCGATTGATGTAGTTCTCGTGGAGTTTTTGAACCACCGAGCGATACCGGATCATGGACTCATTAGCCCTAACCCCAGTCAGGAATGCAACTCGCCCTTCTTTACCTTGCATGGTGTAATAATCAACCGGCTGAGGCATGACCTTGCTGTTGTCACGTTCAAAGTGTTGAGCGGTGATGGCCCACGGTGGAATGTTTCTTACAAGGCGACCCTCTTCTTGGCGAGTCTTTGACCACAACAAACAGTATTCCCGGCGTCCCAGAACCCAGACCTCTTGTCCGTAGGGCAGGCAGTACCACTCCATATCCACCCAGTCCAAGTCTTTAACCCATTCCAAGTAACGAATGACGGCAGGAGAAACCATCTCTTCGTCTCGAAAAATAACTTTGACAGGGCCGAGGCCGCGCTCTTCGTGAAGTTCTTTAGCAAGCAGGAGGACAGCAGAAGAATCCTTTCCACCGCTGAACTGAACACAGACCGTATCGAAGATGTCGTAAACGTGCCGCAGACGCTTTCGCGCCGCTTCTACAACATTGACATCTAAAAAAAGTCGTCGCCGTGGCATGCCGGGAGTTTACAGGAAAAAGCGAGGCGGGAGGTGGGGACAGGAGTCGAAGGAGGAAAACGCCCAAACCGACCCCCCGCCGCGCCAACTTATACCCCGGCAGGTCAGATAAGACTACACGATAGTTTTTACTGAAAGGAAGAACTATTAAGAGCGAGCCTCTGTAATGGCCGTTATCAGTTCTGCCTTTTTAAGGCCAGAATATGAGAGACCGAGTTCAGAGGCAATTTCTTTGAGTTCTGCAACCTTCAAAGAATCTAAGTCTTCTGTTGTTGTTTCTTCTGCCGCCTCTGGCTCGTCTTCAAAAATTAAGATTTCACCATCATTGGCCACACCAACCTGTTCAGGTGCATCGTAATTTTGTAAACCTTCTTCGAATTTATCCCAATCGATATGTCCCGGTGTGGTCGTATAATCCTCGCCGGGGAAAGCGTGCCGACAGACGATGCCCTCCATGGTGCGAAGGGTTTCGTGACCAACCTTTTCTCCTACAACGCACAGGTGGGTGATAGCGGGCACTGCTTCTACATCACACAATACGCGCAATAAGCGCCCGAGTTGGACCGTAGCATCGTCGCTAAGAGTAACTGTCGTGGATTTCACAACACCAACAAAAATACACCTAGAACTGCGGTGCGGGGCGGTTGGGTGAAAATCCCCGACCACTGAATATTCAGTGTTTATCATTTTGTAGATGGCAAACCCTTCCGGATCTACCACATAGTGGGGCCGGTGGGATTTTGGATCCATCCCATACAGTTTTATGGCGCTTTCTGCCGACTGAGTGTCGGTGGCTTCTAAAACAAGTTTAGGAGCGAACGAAGGAAGCAGCGTTCCCGTTCGGTAATCGCCCGATGTTTGATCAACTATTTCCAGCACGGGAAACAGGCTACATCAATATTCGTATTTAGAAGTCCAATTCCTCATCAAAAGGACTAGCCGCCTTCGTGGCCGTCTGTTTCATCGGCACAGATGGGCGGTCGCCGTCGCGCTTCTCGCGTTTCACCCGGACAAGGCTTTCAATATCCTCAACCGGAATCAAAACCTCGCGGGCATTCAATTGATAGGCGTACCGCTTTTCGCCTGCGTCGGTTTCCCAACTGCGCTCTTCCATCTGACCCTTAACCTCAATGCGCATGCCCTTCTCCACAATGCCAGCGGTGTGTTCGGCAAGATCGCCCCAAAGTTGGACGTTGAAAAATGAGGTGTTGGTTTTTTCCCAAGCCTCACCAGACTTCTTCCACTTGTCTACAGCCAGCCGCAATCGCAACATTGCTGTTCCGGTCTGGGTGTACTTCATCTCAACGTCGATGACGTTGTTTCCCCGAAGGGTCATCTGTGATTCTGAGCGAGCCATAATTGTCTCCTACTACTCATTGGGTTGTTTGCTCGTGGAGTCGAGTGTATCATACCGTCATGGACGACTCCATCCTCCTGATCCGAGATCACATGATCGGCGTCTGTATGGATCTTGTTTCGACCAGCGAAGACGAGGATCCAGCAGATGTGCGAGAGGATTTTACCGAGATGGTGGACATCTTGCTGGAAGCAACAGACCTAAAGGTTCAGGAAACTAAGCCCAACGGTAAGAGCACGCTTTTCAATTGTACCGTGGAGTTAATCAACCCGTTTGACTGACATGCTTTCCCAAAAAGGCCACCACCTGAGCAGAGGTGGTGGGCAGTGTCGAAAAGTCCGGGTGCGCTTTTAAATACCGTAAGAATGAATACCACGCTGCCTGTTGCTCTGCATCATTAAACACCAGCGTGTATTGAATGTTCGTTTTGGCTCCAGCCGAACGTGTCGCAGTCGCTCCTTGCGTAACCAGTGACTCTGTTGTCTCAGGCGTTGGATCAACCATGACGGGTGCAGTCCAACCGTCATTAGCGATCACAGCAGAACTCGCCCCAGCCGAGGGGGTTTCAATCGCTGCGATTTCAAAATCATCCCATCCAAGCCCCTCGAAGAATTCTGGCATCTCATCAACCACGGACATGAGCATTTCATGGAGGAGTCCTTGATCGTCCTCTCCCAAGTCTGATGTTCTGTTGTCGGCCAGAGCAAAAGCAATGGCTTTGTCGTGGTCAAATGGAACGTGCAATACGGCAACATGAGTCCAGCCCAATTGCTTGGCGGCGGCCAGTTGGTGATTGCCTGCGATAACCGTTCCCGTGCCATTCTCGTTATTTACAGCGACGAGTGGCTTAACCTGTCCGAATTCTTTATACGAGGCAGCAATAGCAGTGATGTTGCCCTTACGGGGGTTGCCCGGAAGGGTTTCCAATTGTTCTATCGGAATAAGAAGGTGTTCCAAGTCTTTGCTCACTTGGTGTTTCATATCTGTGCCCTGACATTGGCGGCGAGGGTGCGCAAAGAGTCCAATGCCGTTCGAATGGAGTTCAATTTTTCCTTCTTGGCCTTAAGTAGGGCATCGGCGATTTTGACCTCGTAGTGCCCATCGCTCTGCTTGTAGTCGGCCCACGACTCTCGCTCCTTGATGGAACCGTTGGCAGAGAGGTATTCGTGAGCCCATGCCGATTTATATCGGGCTTCTTTTTTTGCCTGATCTACCGCTAACACTTCGAATGCTTCGGTGTGTTCTTCAAGTTCTTCGACTAGACGAACAATGTTATCTTCGATATCAATAGGGTTAATGGGAGAAGTCCTCACAGCATCCCCTCCTCTTTAGCAATGACGCTCAATCTTTCAGCCTCTTCTTCCCAGTCGAATTTGTCGATAGAGTTTCTCTTTTGAATAAGTTCGTCAAACTTTTCATCACCGATCTTGTCGATCGTGAAGATGCCGAACTCCACTGGATTGTCGGTGAAAAATCTATGGCATGAGGCGCAGAGACAGAACGCATTATCCAAGTCCGTTCGGGTCCACGAATATTTTCTAGAGATAATATGAGCACACTGTAGAACGTGCCTAGATCCACAGCGCTCACACCTGCCCCGCGACCTGACGATCAAAGCGTGTAACTTGGTCGCTTTCCCTTTTGCGCCCTTGCCGTAGATGTTGCTCATTCATATAACACTTTCCAATATTTGGTCTAATCTTAGCGCACCCCGTCGGACATCTAGGGATTGAACCGCTTCCAGATTTGCTAGGGCTTCCGATTGTCGGACTTCTGCATCAGACAAGTATTCGAGGTGCTTCTTCCAATCTATGAATTTCTTAGCGAGTCGCCCCGCTCCGTACTCTTGCTTCAAGCGAACATATTCTGAAATCTTGGACGCAATGAAAGGAACCCCGGCTGCGACATACTCCAAGGGTTTGATCCAAGATTTAGCGTGATTGAAGGGGATATTATTAAGTGGGGCTACCCCAATATCGAACGTCAACATCAGTGGGATTTTCGTTGGTGAAACCATTGGAAACAGAGTTACCCGACTTTGCTCTACGCCAACCTCTTCCCAAAAAAGAGGGTTTCTAGAGTTGTGTCCGGTGTGATGGAAAGAAAATTGTTCTGGATCGGAAGTTGAGTATACGTCGCGCAAGCAATCTAAGTCGCCACTACGATGTCCAGTGGAACCATGCCAACCCACAACAACCGGACCATCAACATGCTTTCGACGGTAAGGTAAGTAGGCGTCGAAATCAACACAATTCTCTAATAGGGCTAGGTTCTTGACGCCCAGTGCCGTTTTCGCCTTATCGATAAGAAATGGAGTAGAAACTACGACCAAGTCTGAAAGAGAAAGAACCTGTCGATAGAAGTCACTATTTTCTGCCTTGTTGTTCTTCGGATCAAGCACGACCTTTGCTCTATGGCGATGGTGTAATCCCCAATACCAATCGTCCAAGTCGTTTATTATAATTTGACCGTTGGCTTGAGCCTTGCGGATGTTATCTGGAATATCCCACATCATCCAACGTTGCATATAAACTATATCGCAGTCAAGATGATGGTTGCCGCTAGTGTCCGTAACACCAAACACTTCTGCGTTTTTAGAATAGACTAAAGTTCCGAGAACATGATCAGTTTCAAGATACTTTGAATATTGTCCAATGCGAATCCAGCCTGATCCTCCCATGCATGGGGCACCGTCATCTTCTGTGACGGATAAAGACCAATCTGCACTGGCAAAACCTACTTTTACCAATTTTCAAGTTCGTTATTCAGTCCGACAAAGCCCCAGTCTCCATCGATAGCCTGCCAAAGGGCTTTATCTATAGGAGTTGGTTCAAAATCGTATTCCACCATTAGGGCTTGATGTTCTTCGATGGCCCTTTTGAGGAAATCGGCCATTTTTAAATCCGGATCTTGACTATCTTTCCCCAGAGCAAGCATCCTCTCGGCTTCGGCCAGTCGCTGTTGAACGTAGAAGCGAAACCGATTGACCTTTGTTCGTTTTTCATCGGCAGTAATTTTGAAATCTGTGATCATGTGACTGGGAAGGCTTCGGGTAGATGTACTCTCGTCTTGGGCCAATCCGTTTATTTGTTCATCCAAATTTTGCATGAGACTTAAAAGTGATTGTCGCCAAGCATCTTGATTAGAAGGCAGGCGTAGGTATTCGGCTTTTTCGGGTGAGATTTGATTCTTAACGTCTTCCGAAACCAGTCGATCGAATTCTTGACTGTCCATATTATATTTTCTCCGTTAAGACCATGCCGGACAAATAGGTTTATAGGCACACCAGTTACATAGTGGACCTGTCTTGGTGGGAAATACTCCGGTGTCACATCCGGTTTGAACTCTGTCCCAAGTTTGATCGATAAGTTTTAATACTGTTTTCCGTCGCTGAGGGGTGGGGTCGTACCTTTTTCTTTCTTTGAACTTAACATACATGATTTCCGCATTGTCAACTTGAACATCATTTAGTCGTTCAAGCATCTCTGCATAAAGAACGATTTGAAAAACTTTATCACCCTCATACTGAGGTTTAGAGACTTTTCCACTTTTATAATCCGTGACAGTTAGAGATCCGTCTTCTTCTTCAGTCCATCGGTCTATAAATCCAAGCAGTGGAACATCGTTGATGGAAGCAGAGAACTTGTCCTCTACCCCACGAATCTTAACCTCTGGCGGGTTTTCCATCTCGAAAGTGTTTTCTATACACCACCACGCCCGCCAACGAAAATCGTTGATGTCCTTGATTCGAACCGTACTGGTTTCTTCTACGAATTTATTTTCCCAAAGTTCCCGAGCAATGCGTCTAGCCTCTGCAACTGTTCGCTGCTCAGGTTCAAGACGATACAACTCTTCCAAAATCTCGTGAACAAATGTTCCCAAGATCATCGCCTCGGTTGTGGGTTCTGGTATTCGATCTATTCGTGAAAATCTAAAACGAAGAGGACACTGTTCAAAGGTTGTGATACTGGACGCGGAAAGATGTTTAGGAAGTTCTAGGGCACTCATGCCAGATAGCCGTGAGAAAGGCTGAAACCGGTCGGCTCTGCGGTTGCAATGTTCTCCATCGCCATCTTGGTTTCTTGTTCTAGATGACCCTCGCCACGGATAGCGGCGTCGCAGATGGCGGGCCGGAGATCGATTGTCAGGATTCCACCGTCCAAACTGATTTCCGAGTCAGAAATAAGAGCGTAATCCTGATAATCAAGTTCGGCTTGCCGGACATACGCTCTCCGTTCGGCTCCTGTAATCGGAGGCATGCCACGTTTGCGTACCGCTTTGGCCCGCTCATAAAATCGCTGAACCATTGCTGCCGTATCTAAGGTATCCATGTTATGTCTTCTTCTTTTTTGCTTCCTCGTCCATTCGATCTTGTTCAGCCTGTCTAGCCTTTTTCCATTCCCCAAGAGTTAGGGTGTCGTGTCGCATGGCGGAGATATTTGCCATTAGTACGTTTCCTCTTCTTCGACTTCTTCTGCACCAAAGGACAGTCGGATCACTTCGACCTGTGCCTTCTGGAATCCTTCAGCATCCATGCCACGCTGCGGCTTCTCGCCCAACCCCTGAGACACGAACCACTCACGGAAAAGATCCTTCTTCTCATCGTCCAGTGCCCGGAAGTTGCCCACGAAAACTTCCCACTGTTCTTGGGGCACTGGATAAGACTCTTCGACATCCAAGGCCAATGCCTCTTCGCTGCGGGCCAAATGGAGGGCGATGCCCAACCCTTGACATGCCTTCTTGAACGCATCTGACGCTGCCGTTTTGAAGTCGTTTCCAAGATCCATGACTCCGCCGGTCTTCATCATCTTGATCTTCGCTCCGCCATACTGCTCTTTGATGGCAGTTGCTCCATCAATAACTGCGGTGACTCGGACATGAGCAATCACATGTTCTTTGTATTCGGGCTGAACATGACACTTTAGAACTTCGTAACTCCAACTACCCGGCCCAAGCACCTTGTTCAATCGTGCGACGTATTCGGCTACGGCGACGTAATCGAACTGGCGTCCACCGACTGAGCGCTGATAGATGAGCATGTCATCAAACGGCTCTGCCAGTTGATCGGCCTGTGACTTGTCAGACATTGTTACTCCTATATATAAGATTGGTTAGTGGTTCACCAACGTCGCAAAAATCGTCCGGGTCGATACCCAACTCGCGGAGAGCGCCCACGCGCCAATAAGAAGGCGCAGCGTACTCAAGCAGTTCTTTGATCATCTGTTGAGTGGTCTTCAAAACTTCACCGGTATCCATGTCGATGGCGCTGTCGGAGATCCTTTTGGCAACCAGCGCCGCCAAAGTGTCGTGATCCCACTTTTTGCGTGGCTGTCCAGTCTTGGTTTCCATAGAGAAGTGCTGATTCTGGAAGGGACTGCGGTCCCAGTCGGACTTCAACAGTATGTCTGTGGCCTCTCTCTGCAATGCGGCGATAGTCTTTTTGGCTTCACCAACTATGAATCCTAAAAAGATGAGTCGCATCGTTCGTTCAGGATCATCAGCGCTACGCTCATGGTTGATGGCGTCGTCCAACTTGTCCAATGAGGCTTGGAGGTCTTCTTGGAGTCCCATGTCTCCTCCTCTAGTAGTAGTACACCGGAACGATACCAGAGCCCGATGACAAAGGCAACTCCCTCGTCTCTCGAACAAGTGTTCGATTTTTGTAATTAATTAATAACCTAATTAATTAACAAGTAGAACAAATGAAAGAAGAATTCGTTACTCTGGGAGCAGGAAGGCAGGAGTTCTTGGCCCTCCAAACGGAGAGCCAAGATTTACTCCGGTCACAGTCAGACTGTCGTAAATGGCACCTTGCGCTTTGAACAGAAGCGGTCGGTCAGCGGGCATCCACACTTCGTCCGATTTCGTTCTGGTACTGGTGCTGACTGCTGCCGAGTTCCACCACGAAGTGTAGGTCAGAGCGCCCCACCACAGGGCGTGAAGATCCCAGCCCCTCTAACGGGCGAACGACGCTGGTCAGGCGACGCCGGTGGGCCGGAGCGCTGACCATATCCGCGCGTTGGTGGACGAGTCAAGCATCACACGATGATTCGTACCCGACCCCGGACACCTTGACCCAAACCGGCGGCTTCCGTGAAGCATCCAGAGGTGGCGTCAACCTGATCGTCATGCCACGATGACTCTGGGAACGTGGCCATTTCATCTAAATAGTCCGTGATCCACGGACCACGCACCAACCGGATGTTGCCGTTGGCGAGGGCGGCACCGAATGGCTTGGCTCGAACCACCTTGTTACCGGTAGACCTGATCCCGATGAAGTCGCAACCGGGGAGCACATAGCGAGCGTACTGATCAACAAGGTTTTTGCCGCTACTGCCCGGCTCTTGCTCCATACGGATGGAGACATGGGGGCCGTCGATTTGGGCGGTTTCAGCGATAAGCCGTTCAACAACGTCGCCCTTTCCTCGAACGCGCTGTACGTCGATGACGTAGAACACACCCTGATCGAATACCCCGAGAACGCCCACGGTCCAGTCTGGGTCGGGGGTGACGGCGGAAGGTTCGGTGGCGGCGAGATCCCAGAATCTGACGTACTCGGGTTGTTTGAAATCGGGGAGGTCTGTGGGTTCGATGATGATGAATGCTTCCCGGTCGAACATGCTTCCGGAAGACACAGCCCACCAGTCACCGTTTTCGAGTCGCTTTCGTTCGGTCGGGTCGATTTCAGCAAGAGCGATTCGATAGGACTCGGGATCAATGCCGGGGTTATCGTCCAAGAAACTAGGAACGAAGATGCGGCCCTTTTCCGTCCCCTCCACGATGAATCGTTGTCTAACCCAATTGGGCGCCGGGTTGGATGCTGCCCTCATTCGGAGAGGAACCTCAGAGAGTGGACCGCTGTTGGGTTTACGCAAACGGCTGAACATGTAGCGATAGTCGAACTCTCGGATTTCAGTGACCTCATCCATACCTATCATTTGGAACTCGCTGGACTTGTACCGCAAATAGTCGTTTTGGTTGTTGAGATAACCAAACGTAATTCTTGCACCAGATGGAAAGGTTGCTACATAGGTGGATCCATTCCACCTTATTTCGTCGTATTCTTTAACCCAAGTGAGAAAACGATCCATAAGCGCGCCCGGAAGTGCCAAGTCGGCGTATGTGCGTCGGAAGAGGATCGCTGAATAATTTGGTATATGAACATATTGGAGAGCGGCCATCAATAGAGCGGAAGATTTCCCACCACCTGCGGCACCCCCAAAGAGTGCTTCTAGGGCGGCAGATCGAAGGTATGTTTTTTGGGTTAGGGAAGGTGATTCGGGACAGAACAGCGAGGGTAGGGGTTGGAGGAATTCGTAGATGTCTGACCAGTCTTTCATCGTGTTGTACACTTTCTGTAAACGTGTGCCGATGGGTGCTTACCTAGCGACAGGATTTGAACGTGTTCGATTTTAAAAGTCTACCAAAGCGTTCAACCATTGCTCATGTGTGCATGCTTTCCTCTGTAATACTATTGGGGTTAGGTTTGGGCAAATTCAACATGGGTTTAGGGTTGGCCGGATGTGGGTTGGCTCTTGGCCTATACGGCTATCTGTTGGGTGCTGAATAAATATGGCGTGGAACTCCAGTAACAAGGCGATTAATCCAGACAGTAAGAAGTCTATCTCTATTGGTGCCCCTGTAGCGTATAACGCCGGACTTGTGGGCAAGCCGTACAACGATGGTTGGGATATTGAACGCGCCTATCGGGAGGGTTTGGCCAAGGTCGTTTGGGTCTATCGTGCTATCGACGCTATCGCTAGTAATCAAGCACGCCTGCCTGTTGCTTTTCTAAGAGACAACTCACCCTTTGGTGAGAGGGTTCCACGCGATGAGGAAAATGAAGATTTAGCCACGTTGTTGAATCAAAAGTCGAATGATGGTGAAAGCGCTTTCGTTTTTAGGTATCGGGTTTCTGCTCAGTTGTTGATGAGCACCCGTGGGGTGTTTATTGAGATTGTTCGGGCTAGGGGTGGTCACCCCGCTGCGCTACACCTGCTTCCTCCTCAGAGTACGGCTCCGATTCCAGATGAGAAGAAGTTTGTGTCGGCGTTTGAGGTTGAACTTCCTAACGGGAAGAAGCAGAAATTAAATCCAAAGAATGTGATTTGGATTAGGCGTCCGCATCCGCTGGATCCCTATCTGTCGATGACCCCGATGGAGTCGGCTGGTGTAGCGATTGAAGTGGAGCATTTGGCCAAGTTGTATAACAGGAACTTCCTGCTGAATGATGGTCGTCCGGGTGGGCTACTTGTGTTGAGAGGAATGATTGATGATGACGACAAACAAGAACTCCAAGCACGGTTTAGGGGAAATCTTGCTCGGACTGGTGGAATCGGTGTTATCTCATCCGATGATGGAGCAGATTTCGTTGATACGGCGGCCAGTCCCAGAGAAGCGGCATATGACTCGCTGCGACAAATAACAAAAGAAGAGATTCTGGCTTCATTTGGTGTGCCGGAGAGCGTTATCGGCAATGCCGCTGGGCGGACCTTTTCAAACGCACAAGAGGAGGGCAGGGTTTTCTGGGGTGAGACTATGAGTCCGCACCTTGAGTTGCTTTCTCGTGGACTTGATGTACTGGATGAGAACTTCTACGTCACGTTTGATACTTCGTCTGTTCCTGTAATCGAATTGGCGAAGCAAGAGAAGGAGCGCCACTATCTACAGGAAGCCCAGATGGGGATGATCACCCCTAATGAGTATCGCGAAATTACAGGCAGGGATAAGGTCGATGCTTATTTGGCAGATTCGATGTTGGCTAGTCCCAATCTTGCCGCAATCGGCAACACCGAAGAGGCGATGCCTAAAGAGGAGCCGATGCCACAGGGTATGCCGGGTATGCCGGGCATGCCGCCCGAGGGTATGCCGCCCGAGGGTATGCCGCCCGAAGGGGCTGGCGTTGTTGTTCCCCCGCCAGAACCGATACCTGAGCCAGAGATGGAGGGGGTGTTTCCAGAGGGGGAAGGGTTGGAAACTCGATCGTTTATGGGTGGCTTTGATGTCAAGCGATTTGAACTTAATGGACAGTGGGAGCATAAGGCATTTCAGGACATCGATCGATGGGAGGCAATTTTTAGTCGATCTTTGGAGCGCTACTTTGAACGGCAGGAGAGGGTTGTTACAGAAAAGGTTTCAGGGGCAAAAACAAAACGATCTATGTTAACTGGGGAATTGAAGATTGAACAGATTTTTGATGAGTCTATTTGGAATAAACAATTGAGAGAAGATTTGAAGCCCGTGATTGAAGGGGCGATGATGGAGTCGTCCACAACGGCGTTACGGGAGTCTGATGAAAAGGTTGACATAGGGGAGGAGGAGATTCAGGAGTATGTCGAGTCTCAGTTGGTGCGGGTTGAACATGTGAACCAGACCACGAAGAAAGAACTGGCCGCAGCGATATTGTTGGCGACCCTGTTGTTGAGCGATGATGGAGACGCTGCTTCGGGAAAGGCCAAGGCGGCCATGTTGTCAACTGCGATTGGTGCTGTGTTCGCCGCTTTGCTGACGAAGCGGTTGAAAGACATATCTGAGGTTGAGAGCACCGGTGCTTATAATGCTGGTCTATTTTTTGGAGGTAGGCGTGCTGGAGCGACTACAAAAACGTGGATTACACGCAAAGATCAGCAGGTTAGGGCTGCCCATGCTGCTTTGCAGGGGAAAAGTATCCCGATTGGGGAGGGTTTCAAGGCTGGAAAGCATGCTTTGAGGTTCCCCGGGGACCCTCTGGCGCCTCCAGAGTTGGTGATTAATTGTCGTTGTCTGTTGAAGTTCGGAGAGGTATAGCAGTTTACTAGAATAGGTTTTAGTAAACTTTGCGGCATGGGTTCTTATGGCAGTGTACACTTTTCGTAGTCTGAACCATAAGGGTGATTATGCCAACTCTAACTTTTACGGAAGCATCTGAAATTCGCTTTAAGGCTCGTGCTGGTCAGGTCAATATTGATCAGGCAAAAGGTATCGTGGAGTGCTTTGTCGCTGCTATTGGCAATAAAGATTCTGTAGGCGACATTATTATTCCCGGCGCTTTCGACGGTTCTCTCAAACGGCGCAAGCCACGGGTGGTATGGGGACACAACTGGAATGAGCCGATTGGCAAAGTTCTAGATATTTTCGAGGTTGCACCGAGGGATCGGCGGCTACCTCAGAAGATGTTCGATGCCGGTGTTGGTGGTCTTTTCGCCAAGGTTCAGTTCAACATGAACTCTGAACGCGGGAAAGAGGCTTTTGCGAATGTTGCCTTCTTTGGGGAGGAGCAGGAATGGAGCATCGGTTACAAGACGATCGATGCTGATTACGACCCCACCAATCAGGCGAATGTTCTAAAAGAGGTGGAACTGTACGAGGTTTCTCCAGTTCTACACGGAGCAAACCAGTTGACTGGGACTCTGTCCGTTAAAGACAACGATGATTGCGGCACCGATGGAGAACTTTGCGCTGTGAAAAACGTGTTCGACACGGAAGAGCCAAGTACTGAGGTAGTTTCTGATATTGCTGAGGTATTAGAGAAGGCAGTTAATACAGTTTTTGATGAGACTGTGGCATTGTGGGATTTTGATGATACCCGAGCGGTAGTTACTAAGAACGATCAAGCGTGGGTTATTAATTATAAATACGATGAAGACAATTCTGAGTACTTGTTTTCAAAACCGAAGCAAGCCGTTTTGGAAACTTTTGTCCGCGTTCTAGACGACGAGACAAAGGGTGCAGGTTGTGAGTGTGGTGGAACTTGTGGCGGTTGTAGTGGAGAGAAGACTTTGGACGAAGACGCTGAAGTCAAGGGGGCTAAAAAGATCGATGCCCGGGGCGTTCAGAAACTGAATCAGGCTATCGACATCCTACGAAGCATCGTTAGTGAAGTTGCCCCTTCGGAGGGGCCGTTGGAGCAGAAGGAGCCCGTTGGGGAAAAGGTGCTCTTGTCTGGAGATTATGACGAGTTTTCGAAATCTCTTCCGTTTGATTGTGAGACGGAAGATGAAATGATCGATGTCATTGAGGCATTGGCGGGAGCCGGGGTTGCGGTGAAATTTCCAACCCCAGAGTTGTTTGCTGCTGGCATGAAGACCTTGGAGGTCATGTTGCCGCAGGATGAGCAGAAAAAGGACAGCGTTGTTCTTGCGATGAGCAAGGCGTTGTCAAATGTCAGTTTGCTAGTTGGCGAAACCCAGTAACAAGGAGTTAACAATGTCCGAAGAGGTTACAGACGAACAGTCTGAGGCTGCTGAAGAAAAGTCTCTAGAGGAGCAGATCGCCGTTCTGGAGGGTATTGCTACAGCCCTAGAGGAGGAGATCGAGGTCAAGGCCGACGAGACTGAGGCTGAGGAAGACTCCGAGGTTAAGGCTGAGGATGACACTGAAGAAAAAGGCTTTGGCGAGGCTGACCATTCTGAAGAGGAATGCAAGGACATGGAGAAATGTCCGTGGCATGGTGTTGACGCCAAAGAGGGGGAAGAGCCTGACAGCGAGGAAAAGTCGGTTGAAGACGATGAGAAGGCTCATCCGGTAGCGACCGGTTATCCATATGACGCTGTCGTATTACAGCCGGGCGACCCAGAGTTTGATGAGGAAGAGGACGAAAAGAACGAGATGGTTGTGCCCAAGAAGCGGCGCATTGTCGTCGTGGAAATGGACCCCTCACAGGTCACTGAAGACATGAAGGCTTATGAGGTAGAGGTTGACGAAGACGAGGAAGAGGAGCAGCCGTATCCCGAAGAGGAGGATGCGAAGCGTCACGAAAGGCGGCCACAGCCCGAAGAGGATGAAAGGGAGCGTCCTCGGATGGCGGCTCCCCCGCCCCCTCCGGCTCCTCCTGCGCCGCTTAACGAGGCACCGACACCCGACAGGTTGCCTCCTCCCCCTCCGGCTGCGTCAGTTCCGGCGGCTAATCCCCGCTTGGCGCGACTGCTGGCTATGGCGGCAGGGCGAAATGAGAATAGTCCTGAAGAGGAAGAGGAAGAGCAAAATGCCGCTCGCCTTCCGAGGGCTGTTCTTGTCAGGAAAGAAGATGACGTAGAAGAGGCTGACGCTGGGGTATCTCCAGAGAACACTGTGATAGATCCCGTGGGCTTGACCAAGCGTTTGAAGCGTTTGGGAATGACTTCGGCAGAAATCAAATCGTTTGGAGGAGACGATTTCATGTGCGGCGTCGAACGGAAGGTGCGTTCTGGAGATGTCTGCAACTTCTGTCGTGGTGGATGTGCCAGCGAAAAGGGTCTTCCAAGTCTCCTAGAGGTAGAAGTTGCTGCCGAAGCGGAGTACAAGGGTGAGATCGTTGATTCGGGTTATGCGCCCAAGGACGACATCTTTGTTCTTGACTTGAAGACTGATGATGGCTTCTTGGAGGCGTATTACGCTGGTAACGGTTCTCCGCTTGGCTGGATCAGGCTGGACGAGAACGCTGCGATCAAGTCTGCCGAAGAAGAGTCGGCAGAGGTTGTGTCCTTCGATCAGGCCGAACAGACGGCGCTGAAGCATATCAAGGGCAAGTCTCTTGGCGTAGACGTAGACATTTTCCAAGGCGAGGATGCTTACGTTGTTGAAATCGACGGCACTGATGGCAAGTCCTATGACGCCTATGTCGGGGTTACCGGACAGTTCCTTGGTTCGGACATGATTGAGTTCACTGAGGATGAAGAGGATGAGATCAAGGTGCTGCGGGTAGAGAAGCAGGCGCTTGAGTCAGAGTTGTATCTGAAGCGGAACTACGCCACTTCTGATGTGACGCAGATGGCTCAAGACGGTCTCGCGTTGGAGGATGGTTCTTATCCCATCTTGACTGGTGAGGACTTGACTCACGCTGTCCGCATTAGTTATCGGGTTAAGACGGATGAACTCCGAACCCATATTGAACAGCGGGCATACGACTTGGACCGCATGGATCTACTCCCACCGGAGTGGGGTGAAGAAGAGAAATCTGCTTTAGAGGCGGACTTTGTTTCTTCGATGATGGAATTGGAAATGTTAGAGGCAGAACTTCCGACTGAAAGTAGTGATTCAGATGCGTAAAACAAGTTATTTCGATCCAAATCTTGGGCGGATTGTTCACGAGGAGGAGGAGGCTTCGGCTCCCCCTCCCCCGCCCCCGGCTCCTAAGCCAGTTCCCAAACCTGCTGAGAGCACAAAGAAAGCGAAGAAAAACTAGATCACTTTTGAGGAAGTGTCATGGGTGAGAAACTCCTTGAGGTCAAGTTACCTCAAGACCTAATCGACATAATCCCACAGGAGCGGATTACTGGTGACATTCTTCGTGGCCATGGACCGCGCCGCGGGAATTTAGAGACCCTACTTAGATACTGGCGTCCCATTATGCGGAAGCCGGGTGGTTTTCGGCGGTGCATTGTGATTCTCGCCAATCACCCAGAGTTGTATCCGCTTCAACGTATCTGCGCGTGGTTGCATCACGAAACGACTGGCAAGTGGCCCAACGAGGGCAATCATCACGGCGTTCGTCGTGGTGGTGGCAGGGCCGGTCGTGTTCTTCGTCGTGCCATCCCCGGGAAAAGAAGGCGCCGCCGCGGGAAAAGTGATAGTGGTGTGGAGATAGCCAGTTGGAGAATCTATCGACGGCTGGGAGGGATGGCGACGCGTCCGATCGGCGGCGATCAGAATGCCGTTGAATATAAGGCTGCACGTTTTAAGCAGGGGTGCAGGTCTGTTCCCATGCCGGGTTCCTTCGAGTGGGACGAACACTATGTGAAAAGTCCTTTAGACACCTTGGACTTTAAGAGGCTCCCCAGAGGGCCGAGAGCCCACGGGCGTGGTGGACGGTTCCTGTCCAGCCTCGCTTCTTTCTTTACTCCGGGCGATATGGGCAAGTATCGCAGTCCGGGTCGTTCTTTGTTGTGGGGGGCGTTGACTCCCGGCGGTGGAGGACTCGGCGGCGGTTTGGGCGGCGGCGGTCTGGGCGGCGGCGGTCTGGGCGGTGGAGGCATTGGTGGTGGTTTGCCAACCATTGCAGCGGCTGAAGCCTTGCGGTGCCCGTCCGGTTATTTGAATGGTGGTCGATTTACTGATCCGAAGTTGACCAATTGTGGTGGTGTGATTTTTGATTCTCCCTCACAGGGTCCGGGTGCTGTTACTGAGGTTGACGTAGAAAAGATGACTCGTCGTTTTGAGTCTGCTGCCGCTGAAGACCTTCCAGACTTGGTTAGAGACATTGTTATCAACAAGCCACAAGGTGACCCTTTCGCCGTTATCCGTGAAGCGGCGATGCGACCAAAGACTACGCCGAATAAAAAGCGGCGGGATTCATCAACGGAAGATGTCATTTCTCATTTGTCTGAGAATGAAAATGAGACTCGTCTTGTGCGTAGGGATGGGGCAGTGTTGGAACCGACGCTTGGTCCAGAGGCGCTGGCGAGGATTGATCACGACAGCATAAAAGACGCTGTTTATGTCACCTCGAAAATCCCTGAACAGGGGCAGATGACCGGAGACGAAGTGCGGCTTTTGACCAGAGGGGCAAAGGCGATTGTGTATGCGTTCCCAGAGGGCTCTGTCACTTTGTCGCGAAAGAAGGATCTGGATGTTGCTACGGCGTCAAGGATTAGAACTAGGTGGGGTGGACTAGTAAGGCATGCGAGTCTTTCGCACAACCCGGCTGAGGCGATGTTGCGATTGGCGAAAGAGTTCGCTGACAGCCTGTCTGTCAGTACCGATTTCAGGCATATGCCGGGGGCGGATGAGCGGATAGTGGTGTACAACGTGTCGGGTGAGAGAAGGATCGTCCCACGTTGGATATTCCAAATGTTCTTATCGTTGCGTGCTCCTCGTCGTCCCTTGGGTGTGGTAAAGCCGTTCAGTTTGATTCCACCGGGTGAAGAAGAGGGTGGTCCGACCAAGTCCGAGTATTGGCGGCCAGAGCGTAGTCAGTTCGCTGTGTGGGGGATGGAACGAAAGGCGTTGTCGCTGCAATTGAACCCAGTTCCTTGGAAAGGGTCTGTCAATCTTTCCAGCGTATTGATTGGTGAGGAGCATCGAAAAGAATCTTTGATTGATTTCAAGGCGGCCAAATTTGGTAGGGCCTTGGAGGATCCCGAGATGATGGTCAAGGGGCTGTTGCGTGGGCGGATGCGTGGACGCCGCATCAGCAACCTTGCGCGTCGGATGCCAAAGGTGGTGCCGTATAACCCCGATGCCGTGGATGGCGAGGGTGACGGTCTGGTTCAGGATGGAACTATTTGGGAGCGTCCTGTTGGGACTCGTTTCGCTAATTTGAATAGTGGGGCTACAAGATTGTTGGTTGGTGCATATCTGGTAAACGCTCAAGGAGAGCGGAGTGAGTACTTGCCGGGTCAGCATCCCAAATCGCCAATAGGGCAGACGTATCAACCGAAGTTGACGGGGGCTCGGAGGATTGGGGCGAGGATTGCTGAACGTGGCCGTATCGGCGGGCGAGATGTCGTCCGCAAGCGAGATGTCAGGCGTGGGGCGCAGGCAGATTTTACGGCTACTCAGGCACGAGCAGAGTTGCGGCGGCTGAATCTACAGCGTCGCATACGACGTATTCGAACGCAGCCTGAATATCGAGAGCGTCGGGCTGATCGTCTACAGGGACGAAGTGAACGGAACTTTGAGGTAGCAGAAGAAAGATTTGCGCAGGCTAGCGAGCGTGCCGCAGAAAGAAATGCCGAACGACAGGAGCGGCAGGAGCGGCAGGAAGTGGGGCAAGCGGCTCGCCGGGCGCGTCGTGAGATGAGTTTGAGGCATCGTGATGAAGGTGTAGCGGAGTCTCAGCGTCGAATGCCTGATGGTTCGCTTGCTTCCGCCCGTGAGCGTCGGCGACGGGATCGAAACCTTGATGAGCAAAACAGGCGGGAACGGGCCAATCTGGATCTTGAGAGTTCTAATGCGTTGCGGCGTCGGAGGGGGGCGAGGATTCTTGAAAGAGAAGAAAGGAGAGACGCTCGATCATTGGAAAGGTTGGATAGGCGTACCCCTGCTTTGGATTTGAGGTCGATGTCTGATGAAGATTTGATAGCGGATCGTAAGGCAGGATTCCGTCGTCATTATAACGACCAGAAAAGACGAGGAACGTATAGCGGAATAGGAGACTTGCCTGACGATTTGAAGGCTGTTGAGAGAGAATTGAGAAGGCGGCGTTTGCCCGGTCCATGGAATAGAGAAGGGGTGGAAATCAATTCACGAGAAAGGATTCGACGGGTTGCGGTTGGACTATCGGATGCTGGGGAAAGGATTCGAGACCGTTACAGGTTGATGGGTCGGAAGGACGTTAAGGATCAAGAGCGGGCTGTGGTCGCCGAGCAATTGGAATTCTCGGCAGGTGAGGTTGAACAGCAGTTGACATTGTTCAGTATGCCGCATTCTTTGAGCGATGGATTTTCCACTCGTCGGGGCATAGTTGAATATACGGCGAGTCGTTTTGATGGAGAAACGGTTGCTGGGAGATTGGCGAATGATGCTTATTCAGGGTTGGTGGACGCATCTGACGACAGTCAGGAAACGTTGGACGATTGGAAAAAGCAGATGAATCGGATTCGAATACGGATCCAGTCTGTTGACGGAGATGAGATAGTTCGAGTTGATGCTGACGATGATATTGACGACCTTATTCGTGCCACTGATTCTCCATTCGACGCAGATAAAAAGATGGTTGCCAAGTCGCGGGAAATGTTGATGGTTGGAGACTTGTGGATTGGAAGGGAGAGTCCTACGGAGATTGGAGAGGCGCAGTCTGTTGAAGAGTTGATGGAAGCGGTAGAAGACAATATTTCTTTTGTTGCCAAACCGGCAGAATTGTTGGCCCGACTAGAAATGATTATGGATGGGCTTGGTTCCGCTCGGGCGCATTTGCGGGGTATTGACACCGATGGTTTAATCGGTAAGCAGTTGCGTCGGTGGGCTAACAGTCCGGGCGGGAACATCGAAGACGACGGTTTGTTAACTGATCTTTTGAAGGCCCGCGTTTTACAGGCGACTACTGCCGAAGGTATTAGAAATGTAAGGAGTGCCCATGAAGCCGCTCTTAGGGTTGTAGGTGGGCTGAGAACAAAGAGTGTTGATGATGTGGATGGGCCTGAGAAGGCAAGGATTGAGATTAAGGATGCTCAGATTTTGGCGAGGGTTATTGCGCCGCAGGTGAGGGCACGTTTGGAGGTGGGTAAAGCAGTACGGGTTGAGAGTGGTAATGATAAATGGACTTTTACAGATTACGGCGTTGATATCGATGAGGTTTTCCGGCGTGTAGCCGATGGAACGCCGTTGAGAGAAAGGGACGTAAAGGCTTTAGAAACGTTGGTTGATGATGCGTTCTTGTTGGGGAGGGTGATCCAGTCTACTCGTGATCCAGAATTAGAATTTCTCATTGTTGGCAGGGACGTTGATCCTAGCGATGTTGTAGATCGTCCGAGAACTTCTCCTTTGAAGGGTGCGGATGCGCCTTCGAAAATATTGCGAGTGCGTAGAGATAAGGGAAAGATTGAAGTTCACTTTTCTGGAAAGATTCTTGCTCGCAGGTCAGGCGGAAAGACATTCTATGGCAGAGAACAAGTCGCAGGATTTGGATGGTCTGATGTCGGCAGCATTGAGCGAGCGGTGTCGTGGAGCAAGGGGCGGAGTGGAAACATTGTTGGAAAAATTGACAACATAGAACTGGATCTAGATAGGCCCGGTTCGGGGACTCTTGGAAAGTCTCCCGTCAGGGTGAAAAACATGGGGCTATCCACTGTTGTGGGTAGTCATGCCGAGTTGTCGCTTTCTGCTACGGGAGTGGTTGAGTCAACTCTTTCTGGCAGAGATGAAGGACTCTTGGCTTTCGGCATGGCGGGTTTTAGAAATCTTGATGCCGAGGAACGAATGATGGGAGCGATTGGAGAAACCGTCAGGTCTTATCGAATAGATGGTCCCTCTGATTCTCAGATTATTTTGAATGATAATATGGCAAATGCCTTAGAGGAATTGTTGGATATTCATAATAGGCATGACGATGTTTCTTTCTTGCATGTTCATCAGGTTTTAAATGATTCGAGGTTTCTTCCAAAGGGTAGTCGGCGGCATCCGTGGCGGAAAATAGTTGAACCTTTGCGGGATGAAGACCTTTTTCCGTATAGCGGGGTTGCCGAAGCAGATCGGTATGGGGATTGGTGGGTGGCAAACGCTCCCTTTAGGGACGGTTCCGTGCGTTTGGACGGCGAGGTCGGCGAATGGTTGGAAGAGGCTCGAAGTGGGCCACAGACATTCATTACCGATCTCACTGAGGGTTATCAAGTGGCTCGATGGAACCGTCACCATGGCGACAGGTCCCCTGATCCCGGTGATCCTAATCGTCATCGGTTCCATCGCAAGCAGCGGAGTCGCCGGAGAAGGCGTGCTCAGGATGGTGAGTTCCGACGCCGTGATGATGAGCCATCTTTGGAACAGATCCGTGAGAGGTGGCGAGCGAATGAACACATGATGAGTGATGAGCAATTGGAACTTTTGGCTGATGGGATGTTGAGTTTCAACTATGAGGACGACACGGAGCCTAGTCCTATGATTACTAATTATCTTCGAGACCTCGCTCGTGAAACTTTAGTTCGGCGCAACGAAGAAAGACATAATGTGACGCCTTGGGACGAGCCGGATCAGCGGGAGCAGGAGGAACTGCTTGGTCTTTCTGGTCCCAATTTTACGGCTAAGGATACGCAGTATGGGCGGGTTAATCCAGACGATCACCAGCCCGGGTGGTATCCAGAGGGTTTAAATCCGGATGCAGTTCACAGGATGTCGTTAGATGATGCTGAAGTGTTGTTGTCTGAGATTGATGCGGCTATCCGGTATAACGATTTAGAGGACTTGGATAGTCCTCAGATAATTCTACCAGATCGGAACGATCTTCGTCCATCGTTGCGAAAGTTGAATAACGCTTTTCTTGAAGATATCAAGATTGGGGTTGAAGGTAAAATAAGAAGGGGAGAAGAAGATACCCCACGGGGTGCGAGGCGGTATGCCTCTCGGATTAGTCCACCGATGAGGGAAAGTCGTAGCCGACAAGCACGGCAAAAGCAGATAGACGACATGCCCGGTTTTCAGTTGTCTGAACTAAGCGACGAGATGGTGAAGGAACTCAAGAATGGGCGATGGGTACTTGAATACGATGGCCCCACTTCACGGCGTGCCCGGGGAGACTTGGAGTTCCGGTTTAATGAAGATGATTTTGAAGTAGTTGGCTACTCATCCGGTGAAGTATTGCTACGGGCTAAGGGAGGCGGTGTTCTCAGTGGATACAAGGCTGGAGATTACATAAGGATTCCAATTCACACGAAGGATGATTCTCGTGAGGCGCGGTTGGCCAAGAAGAGTACGGACTTGCCGTTCCCGACACATTCGCCGGTTTGGACCCAGTGGCGTCCGACGGGGAGGTCCCGACCCATTGACACGGCGTGGTGGAATTTCACGCAGAACTTTTTGGATAGAGAATGGCCAAAGGCCCAAAAGGAGAGGCGGAGGGACAAGGGGAAGAAGGCTCCGCAAGGTCGTGACTATTCTGGAGAAAGTTTAGAAGAATGGAATAATACGAATTTATCTGATGGTTCTTTTATTGGATCTGATAGTTCGGATGCTGATCTTCGTACAGCGAATTTGGCTGGGTCGGATTTATCAAAGTCGAAATTTGTTGGAGCCGACTTGGGTCAATCGTATATCGAGCATGCAGATTTCACCGAATCAGATTTATCTGGAGTGGAAATGATTGAAGCGATGGCTTCGCACACAAACTTCAGAAAAGCGATCTTGGAGGGGGGGAAGTTCAGTAGAACAGATTTTCGAGGCGCAAGATTCTTTGGCGCAAAAGCCAAGGGAGCAGACTTCGAAGGTGCCAATTTGCATACCGCAGATATGAGCGTAATGGATCTTCGGGATGCAAATCTCAGAGGTGCTGTTTTGCAAGGTGCTGATCTTGATGGTGCTGATTTGACTGGCGCTGATTTGACTGGTGCTGACCTTCGGGGTGTTGATTTGAGTAGGGCGATTTTGACGGATGCCATTTTGACGGATGCGAATGGCTGGGCGGCAGACTGGCCGGAGGGCTTCGATCCTGTGGCGGCCGGGGTTGATCTTGACGCTCCGTTGGGCCGGTGGCCGGGCGGCGGTCCTGTCGATCCCGGCGATTTGGATGCTGACGATCCAGAGATTCTTGGGGAAGCGGATCGACTTCTGGACGAGTTGGGTGAAAACTTGAATCCAGATTTAGTTGAAGCGATTGATCCTGAGAAGAAGAAGCAATATTTCGCAAAGGCTATATCAGATGTGGAGGCCATGATCGCCGCGGCATTAAGAGATCCAGATTGGGACCCGGGATCCGAAGCGGCCAGAGTAGGCGAAGAGACGTTGAGTGCATATACGACAACTTTGGGTATTGCAGAACGCATGTCTGATGCTGAACTTAAAGCATATATTCAACAACTATCTGTAATTGACGAAGTTGACATGGGTGTTGATCCGCGTCTTATCGGGCTGATGCCTCATCTTATGTCTCCGCCTCGGGACGGCTTAGAGCCGAGGCAGGCTGGGCGGTTGAGGGGATATCAGCATGCCCTAATGATCAATTGGGAGATGAAGCGTGAATCCGCTCGGCGGAGCATGAGGCGGGCAGCCTCGCGTCTGTCTCAAGAAGAATTGCGTGCGAGACTAGAGAGGCTAGATGACATGGAGCCGGGGGCGGTGATTACGGACATGCCCGAGTTTGCTCTTGGAGATGATGCCTTGGTTTCATTTGGGGTAGACGAGGAATATCTTTTCGGAGCCCGCTTTCAGGGATTATTTGAAGTTTACAACGTCAGAAACAATCAGGATCCTCTAGGGGAAACCCAATTTAGGCCGGGCAATAATCCTTACAGTATTAACGCAGAGGGGGACATAGTTTTCAACATGGACATGAATGTTGAAGGGGCCATGGATGCAGGGGCCGCTGGGATGGTGAGGGAGGTAGAGGAGCATCTCGCTGGGGCAGTACATCCCGACGACCAGTCCGCCAGCAACGTTCCGGGCGGCGGAACCGGCCTCGCTTCTCAAAATGAAAAGGTTCGAAGACTGTCAGAGATAGATGCGGAAATAGATCGTCTAGTTGAGGGACATCAATACGAAGGAGGGAGAGGCGCTGAAGACATAAGCGGCGCAGCGCGCAGAGAGTCACTGCGTGAACAGTTTGGAGACATGGAGCCGGAAGACGTAGAGAGGTTAGGAAGGCTGTTGGATGAACGGGTAGCAATCAACAATTCGTTCCCGAAAGATTATCAGCCGCCTCGTGACTGGAATCAGGCGGCCAGAGTAGGCAGCCCCATGCATGAGGTGGATCTGGAGCGACCGGTGACAGAGATGACTTGGCAGGAACTTGACAACATCGACGGTGCGTATAGGGCGCTGGATGCAGCGAGAGACGAGACTGATATTCGCTATCAACTGTCGGAAGAAGTACCGGACTGGACCCCGGAAGAGGCTGCATATCGCGAGGAGGTGAAAGCGGAGTTGGCCAAACGCAAGGCACATCCCGATTTCGACTACGGCACCGGTCCCAACGGTTCGCGCACGGAAGAAGATGAACGGAGGGATGATGAAGCCGAGCATGAAAAGGAAGTGCGGAAAGCGCGGGGACGGTGGAACCATAGAGAGAATCGGAAGAATGAATACAGGGCAATGTCCGATGAAGAATTGGAAAAAGAATACGAAAAGATTCTTGCCGATAATGATGAAGCGGTGGCGGCTGGAGATTACGAGTACGGCGATAGATACGACGTTCGGCCTTCAATGGCTGTGTGGAAGGACGGCGTTCGCATGGAGGATACAACAGGGGGGATGACTGGTTACCACGCGGACGCCTTGACAGACCTTGAGACAGTGATGGAAGAACGCTCTTCCGGTACGAAGCCGTTTGTTTTGCGTACCGCTACCCCTAGAGAGAAGGACGCAAAGTCGAAGGAGAACACTGCTGAAATACGTCGCCTGATTGGACAGCCGGATTCCAAATACCCCCTTATTGAAGACATGCATCACACTCATCGTGATACTGGCGAACGCTTCGGCGGCGTGTCCATTGAGGACGAAATGACGGTGCGGCGGTTAGAGGACGAGAACGAAGAGATCAACCTGTCGTTCCCGCATGACTACGACGCTGATCTTGATCCTGATCAGTTGAGGGATGCTATAGGACAATTGGCAGGTGATGGGGGTGCCCAAGTCGTGGATCCCAGTGAGGTTCCGAGTGATTTTGGGGTCCAGCCTTCTTCTGCCACAGAAGATCCTGAGTGGACGATGTCGATTTACGATCAGGCGCTTCGACGGTATCAAACTATGAATGATGAAGACTTGGCCATTGAAAGGGGTGGCCTTTGGCGGAAAACAATGAGGTGGCGGGAAGCGGGACATGAGCCGAGGATGGCTGATCAGTTGAAACTGTCGGCGGCAACAAATGAAATAGAGAGCCGTGGTACGCCCATGGCGGATGAGGTCGAAGGTCAGTTGCCCATTTGGTCATTGGAGTCTCCCGAAGACGGCGAGTCTTATGACGCAGCGCGTAGGCAGGTGAGCGACATCCAGCAAATGGAAAATCTCAAGAATCTACATCACAACGCGAAAAGGAGCGGCGATAGGGCAAGGATGAAGGAGTTGGAAGATGAAATGAGTGTACTTGCCGCGAAGCAGACTATTTCTTTAGGTAAGCGCGGTTTTGATAAGGGTGGTGTCAGGCCGGATGCAAAAATCAAAGGACGGAGAAAGTGGGCAGAGAGGGAGGTGGAGCGTCAGGGCGCGCCACGGAGTGAGGTGGAAGGATTTCTCAGTGGCTGGGAGTACGCAGAATCAACTATTCGAAGCGGTGACGGACGCAGCACTTCGAAGCGGTTGGAAAATGGGCGGTTCACTGAGGACGACATCATAGAAATCCACGGCTATGTCGATGAGAAAGGGAGAAGGGAATACCGGACGACTCCTGTCACGTTCGCCAATGGGACCGAGGCGCTGTCAGCAGAGTTGATCCCACGGGCCATGAAAAATCTGATACAAGCCCACAAGGATGGGGACTTGACTCCTGAAGAGTTTGTGGAGGAGTTTCTCAAGATTCACCCGTTTGAGGATGGAAACGGTCGTACTGCTTCGATTCTGCTGAATGCTTTGGAGTGGCAGCAGAAGGGTTCTGCTGGTCCAGATCGCATGTTTTTCTCAATGCTCCCTAAGTTTTTTGAAGGTGAATAGTAGTGTTTAAGAGTCTGTTGGCATATTGGAGATGGTTTAAAAAGTCATGGAACGCGTAAGCGAAATATCTCTCATCAAAATGAAAGATTATATTCAGAATCGTAATAATGCTACGCGTTTGGGAATGGTTGAATTGGTGGCCCAGTATGTGATGCATGATCTTGAAGATGTCAGCGAAGAAGAGAAGGAGGAGGCTTTGGTTTTAACGAAGTACCACTTATCCACAGATCGTGGTATTGAAGAAATCAAAGCCTTGTATCCGTCGGCGGTTGCTTGGGCTGAAGAAGGACTGTTCCAGAAGGATTTGGAGACTAAGTAGTCGTGGAAACTTTGTCCGAGTCTCGTCTGAACCTTGTTGAGTTCAAGGCGCGCGCTTATATGTCTCAGGAGCAGAAGGGCGCGTTTCGCATGCTGCGCAGGCTTGTGGGGCTGGGTGGAAGAGGGAAGAAGAAGCGTATCCGGGGTCGTAGGGCGCGCGCGGCTCACTATGGACGGCGTCTCGGCGGTGGGGGACGAGGGCCGGGTAGGCCATATACGGGTGGTCGGAAGCCGAGAAGTGATGTTCCCTATGAGCGTCATTCACGCGACGCCGATGGTGATGGGTTGCTTCAGGAGGGGACCATTTGGGAGCGTCCTGTTGGTTCCGGGGTTCACTCTCAAGAAGGGCCGGAGTTGGAGGCGGGCGCTACTGGTCCTGATAGTGGTTTTACCACCATTCGTAATGCTGCCGGGGACCCGACTGGGTATGACCCAAAGAAAAATCCAAAGTCGCCGCTGTATCAGAGCACTCGGGAAGTTAGAGATGGGCAACGGCGTGTGGCTCGGGGGCGGGCACAGGCGGAGCAGGCGGCGAGGGATCGCACGGTCAAGCCGCGTGAGCAAGAGGTAGAACAATCCGAGGTGAAATTAAGGAGAAGGATTTCGATTGTTCTCCAAGATGACAACATCGACAGGATGTTGGACGCTGAGGATCGGGTGCAGGCTGGTCGGTCGGATCAAGCACTTGGTTTTTGGATGTCTTTCGCCGAGGGGTTTACTGGCGTAAGGATGCAGTTAGGTAAGAGGTCGGATAAGGATAGTAAGAAGGGTTCTGGTTCTGCTGCTACTGAAGAATTGAAGCGTCTATCTGAGGGTGCAATCGTCGCGTTGGGGGAGCAGCGTCATATCGCTGATCGTGCGGGCCGTGAGATTACTGATGAGGATCGGCGTCGGCAGAACCATCAGGACGATCAGATTCTTCCGCATGACGTTAATCGTGCCGAGCATTACAAGAAGATGAAAGAAGACGCTGCGTATCGCAGGGCGTTCATCTTGTCGATGATACACCACGATGAGAACGAGGACAATTTTGTATACCCGCCGGGTTATAAGAGGCCGGATGGGCGGACTAGGGCTGGTGCGAGAGAGCCTAAGGCCGACCGCAAATTCCGGATCAAGCCTCACACTTTTGAAGATGACGAACTTGATGATGCTATTGAGATGATGGCAAGTAGGAGGGGCACGGATGAAGAGCAAGAGGGCGACAAGCAGTATCACATTGATTTGAAGAAAGAGAAAGCCCATCGGGTAAAGATGTCCACTGCGGAGAGGAGTGCGGCGGCCACTGAGAGGCGGAAGGAAAGGGACCGGATAAGGGATGAGAAGAAAAAGACTGTCGATGAAATAATCGCGCGGAAAAAGGAGTTGCAGAAGGCGTGGGATGACGGTCCTGAGAAGATGTCCCATGAGGATCTAAAAGAGCATTTGGCAGGTTTGAGTCCTGATGACTTGAGGAAGATATCAAAAGAATATGGGACGAAGTTAACAGGTCATAAAGATGACAAGATAGATGCCATTATTGGGAAAGTACGCCCAGCGTATGGCCCCTCTGTGCCGGAAATCGATGACTTGGATCCTGAAGATCCTGAATATGCAAAGCGTCTAAGGGAAGATCCAAAGGCTCTTAGGAAGTGGGCAAAGGTATATCTGATTGAAGGTCGTGGCACGTTAACGGATCCGGGCAATGAAGATAAATACGATCCAGAGGAAGCGATACGTCGAATCATTGCTAAAAGGACAGGGAAGGAACCTCCGAAGACGTTTGCCGATGCGGCCATGGAAGGTGCTGTGGCTGATTTGGAGGCCGAGGCGGAGGCAGTGAGCAAGTTGGATCCGGCGACTGAAATGACTCGTGAAGAGTTGTTGGCTACGTTCCCCCGGAAAGCCCCCCTGCAAGAGATTTTGAAGGGCATGGGGATGGAGAAGGTTCCGGGTGGTTGGAGTCGGGACACATTGGTTGACAAGATTATTGAGCGGCGTGGGCCGGAAACGGTTGAGCAGGTTTTGTATCGAGACGTTGGGTCGATGTCCCGAGAAGAGATGAAAAAAGAACTGGAGAAATTGCTAGCCAAGGGGGATCCTGCTGACGCTGATCGCATTACGGCTTTGAGTACGGCGTTGGGGCGGGTTGAGGAGAAAAAGCCTAAGCAGAAGAAGCCCGTTGCTGGACCTTCGAAGAAACCGATTCCGCCGCCGCCGGACAAGCCGCCGCCAGACCCAGAAAGTGTTGTATTCCGTACCGAGAAGTTCTGGGGAGAAAACAATCTCATTACTCCCGAACCTTCAGGGTCACAGTGGGTGAGGAATGCTGATGGTTCGTACAGTCGGTTTAGCACTCGTCCGGAGGGCGAGGGTACTGGCGATGTGTTTGTTGAGCCGTTGTCGGGGTGGCATAAACCTCGGAAGTATGTGTTTGTAACTGAAGAGGTGGGTGCGGCCGCGAAGGCGAGTGGTGTTCCGCCGAAGGATGAGGATGTCAGCCCGACTCCTGAAGTTGGGTTGCATGCGTTGTCGATGGGTGCAACGCCGGATGAAACTCATTTGAGTGATCGGATTGTTGAGGTGCCTGATGTGGGCGTTGAGGAGGAGCCGTGGGATGGCGCTGGGGTGTTGCGTCCTCGTGCTGGTGGAGGAGTAGAACCACCGGAAGGTTGGTCGGACACAGATTTTTCGACTTGGTCTGATCTGAGGTTGGACTATGAGATTAGACATGGGCTTGAGTTCGCTGGTACCGAGTATGCGGATCCGATAAAAACTTCTGCCATGGTGAGGGAGTGGGATAGTCGCTCGGCCAACGCCGAGCGGGATTCGTTGGTGGGTGAAGACAGTGGTGTCCGACGAGATGCGTTGCTTGACGCACAGCAGGAGATGGCGGATCACGTTGAGGCGAACTGGGAAAGGGTACTTGAGATACTTGATGCCAGAAATGCAGAATCGGATCTTCCCCCATCGAGTGGTCTACCGGAGAGGAAGTTCTTTGATGACGATTCGGATATTGCTGACGAATTTAGCCGGTATTACGGCCCGGGTGGAGACCTGAACGATCACGGCATTTTGATGAATGACGGGATAATAGAATTGAGGGAGCGTTCGGTTGCGGGGGCTGAGACTGAGGAGGCGATTGCAGAGGTTGAGCAGGCAGAGGCCAAGATTATTGAGCGGGCACGGGATCGAAAGTTGCCGAGGGACATTGATCCTGCGAAGGTTCCAGAAGATGTCGTTGGAGAGGCGCCTGAGCATACGCCGCGCTTGATTGAACTAGCAGGCTATGCGCAGTTTGAAAAGTTGCGTCGTGAAAATGACAAGTTGCCGGAGCCGGAGGACCCTAAGAACATTAAGGATGGAGAGCGACTCAAGCCATATCAACTGGGTCGCGAAGTCGATCCCTTGCTGGGGAATGATCCTGCCGTCGTTACTGCTAGGAGTTGGGGTTGGAGTAATGACTCTGAGATCCCTGCCGATATGGAGGATTTGCCAGATGAGACTCTTGACCGGATTACCGAAGAGGCTTTAGCAGAGTTTGATCGTCGTGTCGAGATCGAACAGTTGCGGGTTGAAGCGGACCCTGAAACGCGTCAGCCATTACGGTTGGAAGGCTTGACTGATAAGGAGATAGAGGCTCAGATAAGACTTCAGCAGGTAGGTAGAGATCGAGTTGATCAAGGATTGGAAGATACGGGTTGGGTAAAACATGATCCCGATTATCTCAAGAGGCTTACAGCGGAAAGGGCGGCGCGTGAAGAGCGTGGCGATTGGACGAATCCCGACTTGCCGCCTAACCCACGGGTTGCTGGTCAAATCAAAAAGTTGGAAAAAGAAATAGAGGAAATAGAAGCGGCAGTCGCAAAAATTAAGCCGAATCAAAGGACTCACAAGCCTAAAGGCCAGAGGAGTATGAGCCGTGATCGTGCTCATGCTTATTACGGCGGGTTGAGGCAGATGAAACGGTCAAGGATTCAACAATTGCAGGAGGAATTGGACAATGAGGGTAGAGATGCCCCCGAAGCGGATGCCCCTGAAGTGGATGTTCCTGAGGCTCCAGCATTGGATGTCCCACCTGCTGATGATGACGGTTTTCCTTATGGTGGCGAGTATCCGAAAGGTTTAGAAGGTAGTGATGCACAGCGTGCTTGGCTTGACACGTTGCCGATGGAGAAGCGAAAGGAGTGGTTGAGGGCTGGAATAGAGAAACAAGAAAAAGGTATATATAATAAACTTGTTTACGATAGGGAAGGCTCCGCTGATCCTGATCTGGGGGAGCATTATCACAACCGGATGATCGCTGCGAGACAAAGTCCGTGGGCTGGATCGACTGATCCGATAGACGATCGAAAAGATGAAGCGTTTCACGATTATCTCAATGAGATAAGGGACACTCTACTTAGTGGAGATGAAACAGAAGGTACGCGTCTTACTGCTCCAGAAATGTTCGACGCTGCGGTGGCACACGCCGAGTATCACTATGACGGGTCTGGCTTGCCTTCGGATCGAGAAATGTATTGGGGCGGGGCCATGCCTCAAGATATGGACCCAAAAGAGATTGAAGCCGAACTAGCAAGTCTGTTGGATCGGATGATTTCTGATGATGTGTTGTCTAATGTTGAAAGTAATCGGGTCTTATTGCTTCAGACATATCAAGCGGTTTTTGATGGGCTAGAACCGGATGCTGTGGAGGCTGTTCGAAAGACGTTGTCGGATTTTGACAGGTTGGATGCGGATTCTCCCGATCACGAGATTCAGGATGTTAAAGAGCGTTTAGAAGCGGTGGATGTCGCTTTGGAAAATCGTGTTACGTCTAGGCAGCCGTTGGAGGATTCTCTGGTGCCTTTGCGGGCAAGCGTTTATGAGGTGGTACATGGTGAACCGTATCCAGATCGGGTTCGCCAGTCGGATGAGGGGGTTGTGCCGGAGCCAGATATTCCTGAGCCCAAGCCTAAGCCTGCACCTGCACCCAAGCCCAAGCCTGCACCTGCACCTGAGCCTGACATTCGTGAGGTCTCAGACGAAGAAATCCAGAGTCGGATAGATGATTTGGCGCATTGGGACATAACGAGATTGGATAGAGAGGGTGTTGCTGCTTCTCCTTTCTGGAAAGAACTGCTTCAGCGTCCACCCGAAGGGTTGGATACCGAATCTTTAATAGACCTGATTCTTGAAAAGCGTCAAGAACATACATGGCGCACTGAATTGGAAGCGGATATAGATGCCGATCTTGAAGAGGTGGATCTGG